AACGAGCCAATAAAGCCCTAGCAAAACGCTATGCGTGGGTAGGCTATGGCTGGAAAGATATGGAATGGAGATGCCTTGATTATATTTTTACTAAAGAAAGTCGCTACGACCATCTCGCCAAGAACAGGCAGGGTTCATCGGCATATGGTATTGGGCAAGTCCTTAAGGAGACTAGCAAAGACCCCGCAATACAAATCCTCCACACATACAAGTACATCACCAAGCGATACAAAACCCCCTGCCGTGCTATGAAATATCACTTAAGACATAATCATTACTGATGCTAGACTTAACAGGAGAACCGATAACTGTCTGCCTATGTGGCAGCAAGATGTGGATTATTACAGTTGTATGGGACGAGGAGACTCGAACTGTGGGCTGGTATGACTTAAGACAAGAATGTAAATTGTGCGGTGCTATTGCCACCGCCCCGACCGAGATAGATTAACTATGCCTACATACGAATACAGATGCGAGGAATGCCTAGCATTTCAAGAGACGCAGATTCATTTTGAAGTTGGACCTGACTGCCCTGTCTGCTTTAGAACTATGAAGAGAGTATGGTCTGCCCCTGGAATTCAGTTTAAGGGTAGCGGATTCTACAAAACAGACAACCGCTAGTCTTCAGTCTCTTCTTCTTTATCCTCAGTATCATAATCGGGGAATGGCTTGAAGCCACCAAGTTTACGAATCATTCTATTGACTGCTCTCTTGTGACGCATACGAGCAGCGTCCTCAGAACCAAGACTTAAGAAGTTAGCAATCTCTTTGAAGTCTAACGACTCAGCGTGACGCATAAAGAGAATCCTTCTATCTTCCTTACCTAGTTTCCAATAGACATAATCAATCTCAATCATCATAGCAACAAGGTTACCGCCCTCTGCTGGAGCCGACGGGCGACCGACTCTACCGATGTTCAACTTATGCGCTGTGTTGTATTCACTTCTTAAGACAGCAGGAAGCAACGCTTCGATAACTTCTGATGTGTAGTAATACAGGTCAGCGGTGTCATAGCCAACGGACTTCGCCTTCCACTTCTGACAGTAATCCAAAGCCTGATTGCGTAGGCTACGATAGATTAAATTCTTAGCGTCCTTCTCACCCTTTGCTTCCCACTCATCTAACTTATTCGGGTGCTCCATAAACCATTGATACAGTGACTGTCTTAAGTCTTCAATTTCAACCATATCAAACTTGCGTGAGTACTCAACAGCGACAGCATCTACAACATACTGCCAAGGTTCAATGCGTTCCCAATTCATAGTAGTTTAGTTCCCCATTTTATATCTAGCAACCCAATCTTCTTGACTCGGTTGTTGGTGTTGGCAAACTCAGTAGTGGTGGGAAGCCACTTGTCGTGCCACTTCATATCTAATTCATTCTTAAGTATGGAATCAAGGTCAAAAAAATATACCCCTTGCGGGGTGTAATTAACATAGCAAGGTGTGTAAGATAACTTCCCTGCTTCGGTCACCAAGAAATCAAACTTATACTTCTCGATAAGCAACTCATCGTAATGAGTCTTTCGTGACTTAAGTTCTATAAATAGTTTATGCTCATCAGATTGGCAATCAAAGCCGTCGAACTCAGACTCTGACTTGGCGAGGTCAGGATAAAAGTTATCTCTCAACCATTCAAAGAGTTCGGGCTCTCTCATTTGTCCCACTTATCTCTTAAGACAAGAAGACCTATGATTGCATAGTTCGCCATATCCTTAAAGGAATCTTCGAGCGATTCGTATTGTGGATTGGACACACTTCTGTCGACGAGGTTATTAATCCTTGCCAACTTATCGTGCATACGAACTCGCAGTCCATTGATAGGACCACCTGGTGATTCAGATATATTCTTGGGACCGTAATCAAGGTGTTTCTTGATAAGTAATTCTTGGAGTTCATTGAAGGTATCTTCTACGTTCTTGATGAAAGCAGAGGGATTGTGAGGGTTACCGTAAGCGTCCCGCTTTGGGAGGTTATCGACGTAATGTTGTAACCCATCCCAGCCAGATGTTCTGTAATCTGCCATACTTCCTCACGCTCCGCCTTCGTCAGTTTCATTTGGTTTGTTTTCCTCCAATAGTTTCTTAAGACTTGAATCAAACTTCAACATCTCGGAACCTACCACAACTTCCTCGATTAGTTCGTCAAGTACTTCACTATCAGATTCAGCAGCATAAAGTGTAACATATGTAGATTGTGTTATTTGTCTGATTTGTTCTGGATACTCGGCGTGTTCAAAAAGGAATCTTAGTAGGCTACCCACCATTAACTTTATCCCATTAGGCAAGACGATGCAGGGGTCGAACTCGTCGTCGTCTTCTAGGTGATGGTCCACCATCTCAAAGGCATTATCAAAGTGAATGCCACACCCGTCGCAGTAGAGTTCTTCGTCATCCATTATTCAATCTTTGCCCTGATTGCTTCCGCCCCATTGCTAATATAGAATGAGTTAACATCTTCTCCGTCGGGGAATTGGACGACAGTAACAGGGAGTTCTCTTGCAAGCGAGGAGGCAAACTCTTTTCCTGGTTGGTCCCCGTCCGCAAAGACAAAGACTCTCTCGAAATCGGCGAGGAGTCTCGTGTAATGTTTCTTCCAACTGTTCGCGCCTGGTACGCCAACACAAGGAATACCAACGCAGGCGGACATAGTAAGAGTATCCAATTCACCTTCACAAACACCAATGAAATCGCCAGCCCGCTCCACGTCAGTAACATTATACATTTTAGTTTCCGCCCCAGTAAGCCCCATATATTTAGGCTCAACAGCAGGATTGAGAGACCTAAATCGTATGTCCACCACACCAGTCTTCGTAACATAAGGGATAGCCAACCTTCCTTGATACTGTTCGTGTCCTACCTCAGGCTCTGCGACTACGCCTAATCGCGCCAGCCGTGCTATCTCGATTGGAATACCTCTGCTTCTTAGGTAATCCTCTGCCAGAGAGATGCTTGCCGCGTACTTCTCCGACGCCCTGCCCAACAATTCCTTCTGCGATGCGCTTTGCTTCATTGATATTCACTCTCTCCTGTCGTGCGATGATTTGTAAACTATTGCCTTGGATGCCACAAGCGAAGCATATAAAGATATTAAGGTCGAGGTTGGCACTACCACTTTGGTGCGTGTCGTCGTGGAATGGACACTTGATATTAGTCTGCCCGTGATTGCGTCGAACGTCTGCTCCATAGTGGACGAGGACGTCTCTGATACTTGGTAAGTCACTCACTGTCCCTCACTCTCTCCTGTATCCATTGGTCTAAATCTTGTATGACCCAAGCCTTCTCGACTCCGTGATTGCGTCTCTTAACTATAACAAATGCTGGAGGAACTGTCTCAAGATTCCTAGCCTTAGCATAGTTCTTTGCCTCAACCTTAGCCTCTTCCCAAAACTTAGGCAGGTCCATCTTCTTTACATTCTTAAGTTCAAAGATATAAGTTTTGCCAGCGATGATGGTAACAAGGTCGCCCTCGTCGTTAGCCCCAGCCTTAGTGAGTCGCTCTATCCAAAGTCCAATACCTCTGAAGAACTTTAACAAGTCAGTCTCCCACTTACTACCTTTGCGCCCATTAGGATTAGCCACTATACCAATGCCTTTCCCATATATTCTGCGTCGCAAACAAAACGTACTCCATAGCCGTAATCTTTCTCGTAACAAACTTTCATAAAGTCTTCACGAGAGATTGCTCCCCATATCTTGAATCGGGAATCGATATGAGGTTGAGTCCTATCACCAATCAAGGTAACCAATACAGCATAGTCAGCAGTGAACAGGTCTAATGAATTGAAGATAAGTTTATCCAAGGTTGATGTCTTAACCTGAACCGTCTTACCGCCAATGACTAGGTCGTAGCCTTCGTCTCCGCCCGTGAGAACTCTGTCATCAACAGGTACGGAATAGAACTTAGCCACAGCCTTCTCGCCTAAGTGACCCATAAAGTTCACAGCCCAGGAGGTATTCTTCGCGTCGAACTTCCTGTCAGTTACCTTGTGGTCAACCTTATCTTCACGCATACGATTGACAAAGTTAAGTGCGTCAGTGATTTCTTCAGGACTTAAGACAACTTCCATTAGTACGCACTCTTATCCTTCTCTATGATTCTTACTGCCCAATCTAGACCAGTATTGAATCCCTCTGACCACTCATCTTTAATAGGTGGTTTGGCATCTTCAATCTTCTTAATGACTTTAGATATATGTCTTAAGTATTCAGACTGTGCCATTTCCTTTGCGTGTATCTCTAGGTAATCGTCATCCATTGCTGGCTCCTATGCGTTCTCGGGGATGTCTTCGATGTACATATACTCAGGGTTAAAGGCTAGCCACGCGTTGAGATTCGCGTTAGCATCCGCTCGACCATACCTGTTTTTGACTGGCGCAACTGCCATAGCAGTTCCGACGACTCCGAGAGTACAGATAAGCGCAGGGAGTTGAGCCACCTTTCCTTGGAGTGCCGACCTTGGTTGGCAAGGTTTGCCTTCCACAGCCTCCGATGTATGGTGTAGTACAACAATCGCAGCATTAGTCGCTCTAGCAAGATACTTCAACTCCTTCATAATCGCTCGCATTGAAGCGAACTCTTCGCCACCATCAGTGGCTACATCCATTAGGTTATCTACGAAGATAGCAACAGGTGGGC